CAATTTGCAAGTCATTTATTAATACCTACAACTAAAGGTGGAGGCGGAGCCTTAACATCAGGTGATGTATTTTTACAAACAACAACATCGAACAATGGTTCTAATGTTATTGTTAAAAAATATTCTACAGCAAGTGCTCAATTCACAACTGAAAGCATTGTATTAAAAACACTTTCAAATTCAGTTTATGCAAACGATTATCCAACTCCAACTGTTGGCGATCTTTGGGCAGATGCAGACGACTCTAATTTAGGAACAATTAATTTAACAAGACATAATGGTGGAACAAGTTTAAGTGCTACATCAACAACTGCTTTAGCAGACGGAGTTGATCTAAGTGCTCATACAGGAAAAACATCAATTGGTTTTAAAATTAATCATGGTTCACAAGTAAATGTAACACTAGCAAATGTTGATGGTAATGATGTTAGTTCAGTATCAGTTGACGATATTGCGGCTTCTATTACTAATGCATTAAGTTCTAATGTTGCAACAGCAAGTAACGTTGAAGGTAAATTAAGTATTACTGTAAGCGATGGTACTGACTTAGAAGTTATAGACGGTAATGTTGCAGGATTTACAGCATCAAACTTAAATTTAACAGCACAGATTTATTCAAACTTTGCAGATTTAAGTTTTGAAGCAAGTTCAACAGCAATTACTGGTGATCCAGTAGAAGGCACCTTATGGTATGATAACAATGTTTCAAATACTAACATTGATATACTATATCAAAATGCTGGCTCATGGGCAACATATTCAAATGATGTTCAATTTGCCGCAAGTGCACCAACACTACAAAGCGATGGTTCAAGTACATTGGTAACTGGCGATTTATGGATTGACAGCAGTGACTTAGAAAACTTCCCTGTAATTTATAAAAGATCAGCAACTTCAACTTGGGTACTAGTAGATAGTACAGACCAAGTATCTGAAGATGGTATTTTATTTGCAGATTACAGAGCAAGTTCATCAGGTAGTGCATACTCAGATGCACCAAGTGCCGCATTATATCCAAGTGGTATGTTGCTATGGAACAAGTCTGCATCAGTTGGTAATGTTAAATCATATGATGCAACAAACAGCAGATGGGTTGACTACAGTGGTAACAAAGAAGACGGTTCACCTTACATGATGCGTAAAGCACAAAGAAAGGCAGTAACTAAAGCATTACAGTCAACATTAAACAGCAACGATGCAATAAGAAATGAATCTAATAGATTTAATATCTTAGCAGTTCCTGGATATGGTGAATGTTTAGATGAAATGTTAGCACTAAGCACATCTAGAAAAGACACAGTATTTTGTGTAGCAGACGCACCATTTAGATTGGCCGCAGACGCAACAAGCACTCAAAACTGGGCAACTAATTCTAGTAATGCTAGTGAGAACGGTGAAGATGGACTTGTAAGTAGTTCTTACAACGCCGCAGTATATTATCCACATGGATTAGCAAGTAACCTAGACGGTACTAACGTAATGGTTCCTGCTTCGCACATGGCTTTGAGAACTATGGCATTTAATGACCAGGTATCATTCCCATGGTTTGCACCAGCAGGCTTCCAAAGAGGTCTTGTTAATAATGCTACAAGCACAGGATACTTAGATTCAACTACAGGCGAATTTACAGCAGTAAGTTTAAGTGAAGGTCAAAGAGATAGTCTTTACCTAAACAAAATTAACCCTGTTGGAAACTTCCCAGGTAGAGGTATTGCAGTATTTGGACAAAAAACTTTGAATCCAAGTGCAAGTGCATTAGATAGAATAAATGTAGCAAGATTGGTTATTTACATCAGAGAACAACTTGATGATGCAGTAAAACCGTTCTTGTTCGAACCAAACGACGAAGTAACTAGAGCAAATGCTAAAGTAGTAGTTGATAGATTCTTAGGCCAATTGGTAACACAAAGAGGTTTATTTGACTTTATCACAGTTTGCGACACTACTAATAACACAGCGGCAAGGATTGACAGAAATGAATTGCATATTGATATTGCTATTCAACCTGTTAAAGCAGTTGAGTTTATTTACATTCCATTACGTATCAAAAACACAGGAGAAATCGCAGGGTTATAAGTCATTAAAGTAGGGGGAAAATAAAATCCCCCTACAAATGATAAATACATGTGATAAGGAGAAACATAGATGGCAATCTCAACTCTATTAAATTTAACAGTACCGTTAGCAAACGATACTAGTGCAAGCAGTCAGGGTCTGCTAATGCCGAAACTACAATACCGTTTCCGTGTAACATTGGAAAACTTCGGTATTACCGGCAACACAACTGAATTAACAAAACAGGTTATTGATGCAACCCGTCCAAATATATCATTCCAACAAATACCGATTGATGTTTACAACAGTAAAATTTATATGGCCGGCAAGCACGAATGGCAAGCAGTTACAATGAATTTACGTGACGATGTTAATGGAAACGTACAACGTTCAGTAGGCGAGCAACTACAGAAACAGTTCGATTTCTTTGAACAGTCTAGTGCTGCTACAGGACAAGACTACAAGTTTACACAACGCATTGAAGTACTAGACGGTGGTAACGGCGCTAATACTCCAGCTGTGCTCGAAACTTGGGAATTGTATGGTTGCTATTTAACAAGTGTTGACTATGGATCAATGAGTTACTCTGCAAACGATGCAATGACAGTAGCTCTTAATATTCAATATGACAACGCTGTACAACTTAACGTAGGTGTTGGAACTCCTAATAACTTCCAAGATCGAAATACTGAAACAGGCACAGGTGCCACAGGCGCTGCCGCTCTTTAATAACATTTAAGAGATTGCTTGACTTCTAAGGAGCCCATTGGGCTCCTTATTTGTTATGTGCGCTGTTTAAATATAAGATAAATACTTTATGCCGTTAAATAGAAACTTTGATAACTTTAGCAATTTTGATACCAACAAAGGTATAATGGGTGATTTTACTCATGCTTCAAACTTGTATCGACGCAATAACTTTAGATTAGCGCCTAAAGTTAAATTCCTATATCATGTTGTAATAGATGTAAATCCAATAGCGTTACAATCACTTGGTAACAATATTAGCAACTTATTAAACAAACGAGAGTTTAATATACTAGCATCGGCTGCTGACTTGCCAACATATACTGTTAATACAGAAACTATGAATCAATACAATAGAAAAAAAGTAGTTCAAACAAGAATAAACTACAATCCTGTTAATATTGAATTTCATGACGATGCAGCAGGCCTAACAACACTGCTATGGGAAGCCTACTATAGATATTATTATGAAGACGGCAACTATGCTGATCAAGGAACTCGTCCACGTGCATATCAAACTGGATTATATGATAGCGAACCTCAAAATACTTATAGACATGGTTTTAACAGAGCAGGCAAAACATATCCATTTTTTAACAGCATAACTATACACCAACTTCATCATCAAAATACTGATAGTCATTTTACTAGTTTTACACTTGTAAATCCTCTTATAGGAGAATGGCAGCATGATAGAGTAGATCAAACAGATGCTTCGGGCATAATGAAAAACACCATGCGTGTTGATTATGAAACTGTGCTGTATGATAGAGGATATACAGGATTGGATGAGCCAGCAGGGTTTGCAGACAATGCACACTATGATAGATCACCTAGTCCATATATTAGTACAGGATCAACAGATACCAATACAACCGGAGTAGATGAAGGTTGGAAAAAAGTATTCACTGATATATTTTTAGAAGCAATAGGACTAACTGATTTTAATAGTGAACAACAACGCAATCTAAGATCGACATTTTCGACTACTCCAGTTACAACAAATAATAGAGTTCCGTTTAACAACAATACATTTTTTCCAACAAACTCAACTCAAACAGCTATAACTACAGCATTTCTTGATGCAGCGTTAGAACCAACAATATCTGAAAGAGAGTTGAAAAATAGCACCATCAAGCAAAGAGACTTGGCCAGAAATGCACTTCGAAACTATTCAATAGCAAAAGGATCGGCAAACTCGTTTAATAATAATGTACAGTTGTTTGATAACTTGAACACAACTCAGCAATCTCAACTGCAACAAGCGGTAGTTGATAACTACAGAGTAGATCCAACATTACAAGGTGCAGCATTTACCAGCATTCTTGAAAATATTATAGGTGGTTAAATGAGTAGTATAACTGATAAAAGTATTAATAAATCAACAGATAGCGCAACAGAAGTAAAATCATTTTTTGATAGATACTTTTCAAAATCAATATCAATCACAAGCAACGAAGTTGATAGTATGTTGGGATTTTTTAAAAAAAGAAAGTTTGATGAAAGTGCAGCTATTGCAGTAACTACAGTGCTGTTACAACAAGCTAAATCTGAAAATAAAAATATATTTGAATTATTAGATAGTTTAAAAGGATTAGACGAAGTAAAACTCAGTCAGCTAGTGGCTGCTATTTTAAATAACAACAGAAGTAAAGTAAGTGCTCTTGGCTACACATCTGATTACCAAGTTGTAACATACGAAAATAGAAATGTTATATTATAATGTCACGTTTTGCACAAGGCAAGTATACATTAAAAAACCCTGAAAAATACATAGGCGGTAGAACTCCTACTTATCGAAGTAGTTGGGAGTTTGCTTTTATGCGTATGTGTGATACAAATGAAAATATAACAAAGTGGGCAAGTGAAGCAGTTCGTATTCCTTATAGAAATCCACTAAGTGGAAAATATACTATATATGTTCCAGACTTCTTTTTAGTATACAATGATCGTACTGGCAAACAACATGTTGAACTTATAGAAGTTAAGCCAGCAAATCACACATTTAAAGAGCAACTAGGAAATAGTAAAGTAAACAAGTTGCATTATGTAGTCAATCAAGCCAAGTGGGGTGCTGCTAGAGCGTATTGTAAACAAAAAGGAATGCTGTTTAGAGTTGTTAACGAAGGAGATATTTTCCATCAGGGCAAACGTAGATAAATAATAGTAGCATATTATAGGTGTTATTATGACAAAAAAACTTGAAGAAATGTTGAATCTTCCAGACAACGAAGATATCAAACAAGAAGCACAAAAGCAAGCTGTTGTACAGCAAGAAGATACTTTTAGAGACATCGCAGAGTTTGACAAGATTGCAAGTGCATTACCAGCTGTAAAAGGACTTGGACAAAAAGCAGACGACGAACTAGAAGACATTGCATCACGTGCATTAGAAGCATATGATGATTTAATGGACCTAGGCATGAACGTTGAAAGTAGATATGCTAGTAGAGTATTTGAAGTTGCTGGCGGAATGTTG